ATCTGTTGTTGTGCTTGTGGATTAACTGCTGCTTGTTGTGCAAGTTGTTGTAATTGCATCATCTGTTCTCTGTACTCTAATTGAACTTGTTCTGTTGCCATTAGACTAATGTGTTCTAAAATATTTTTTTGCATCGCGGCCATAACTGGTGGATTGTTTCTAACTAAATTAGTTGACATAAAATTTAAGTGAGCTGTAACATGTGCTCTGTGATCTTGACCTGGAAACGCTTGAAAAGGTTTTCCACCTAATGCATCAATGTGTTCTAATGATGGATCTTTAGGTGCAGTTGGTGCAGGTGGCGGTAAAATTCTATCTATGTCTTTTATACCAAGTGCCTCGTACATTTTTCTGTATGCATTATACAAGTTATGAATTTGTGGACTTGCCATTGCCATTTGTAATCCAGTTTGTGCAAGCGATATTCTTTGAGACATAGAAAATATATTAGGATCTGCAACAGGTAGTACATCTACTCTGTCATCAAAGTCTGCAACTTTAATATTTTTTTGTCCACCTACAACATCGTAAGGATATTCTGGTGGTAGGTATGTAGCAAATACTTTTGAAAGTAATTTAAATTCTGATTTTAAAGCCGAGTATAATCTTTTATGGATCGCTGACATGACTCTTGAACCACGTTCTAAAAGAGCTACAGTCGTACCAACAGCTGCTTGTTGGTTCCCGTCACCGACCTGCATGTCAGCAATTGACGCGAATCTTTGTCCTGCTTGAACAACAATTCCCATTAACTGCAATAAAGTTGCTGATGGTTCTTTGTATGGAAGAAATACGAAAGCATCTTTTAGATTACCACCTGGAGTATCTACATCTTTAAATTCTCCTGGCTGTATTGGTGTTGCATCGTCTTTGACCCTAACACCTCTTTGTTTAAAACCTGCGGGTAAGTTTGATAAAGTCCCTGCATCTAATAACTGACGGAGAGCCGCCGTTGCCGTACGACTCAATCCGCCAATCATATGTATTAATCCAAATCCATAAAATCCTAGTCCAGGCAGAAATTTGAAATGGACAAAATATTGAATTTTATTTTTAAGTGGATCATTGGGCGCAAAGTTTCGTCTTATCGACAAAACTTTTTGACTACCTTCTTCGATTGTAACGACGTAAGGTAATTTTATTCCAGTTGGTTCACCGTCTTGACCAACATCTTCAAAACCTTCAAGATCTATATTAACGTGACATTCTAATAACGTGTAAAGTTTTTCTGCTTTACCTGATTTAGTAACGCCTTCTAATTCACGTTCTTTATCTGATACTTTATCAGCATCTGTAACATCAGAGGGTTTTGATAATTCTATATCTGAATAAAAACCATTTACTTGTTGTTTACGTAAATCGTTTTCAGAAATTTTTATAACATGGATGACTGTTTCCGCATCGTCTAATGAGGTAGCCGTATACGGAACAACAAGGTCATCTGCAGGAACAAACTTTGATACAGCTCGTCCCAATAAATCATCGTAATAAACTTTTTTAAAAGTAGAACCTGCTAGAGGTAGATGAAATAACATTTGATCAAATTCTGGTTCGTATTCTTTCATTTGATCTATAATTTGATAATTCATAAAATCTTTTACTCTTTGTGCTTGCTGTTCTTTTACAGCATTTGATACACCTAAAATTTGTGTTCTAACGGGTCCATCTGATGGTAATAATTCTTTGTAAGCTAAAGCTTGAAACTGTGTAACAGCTTCAGCTAGCACTGGGTGAGTTGCACCTGATGCTCCTTGAAAAGGTTCGTTACGATTATTGTATTTAAATCCTAAAAGATCTAAACCACTTATATAAGATTGCTCCCAATCTTTTCTTGATGCTTTATAATCTTGATAATCGGATCTTAGTTTTGATCCTAATGGATCTAGGTTTTCTTCTGGTAAAATATCTGCAAGGTTATCGAAATGATTTTCTGTGCTTGCTTGGTTCACGGCACTTGGATCAAAATCAATCGTTGCACCACCTTCTTCATCAGGTGTTATTTCTACCGGTCCTTGTTGTTGTTCTGGCTCTTGAATATCGACATCTTGTTCCTGCCCAGGAACTTTTAATTCAGTACGAGTATTCGGGAGAGCTTTATCTATATCTGCCATTTATTCTCCGTTATAGTTTTCTACCATTTTTATATAATGAACGCAACCCTTGTGAAGCTGGTCCTGATTCTGGGGGTCTGCCTGATTTATCACCACCAGATAGTCCTGCTATACCACCACCTGCATACCTGTTTGTTGTAAGACCCCTGTAATCTTGAAATAATCCTTTACCTAAAATTGCTTGACCATAACCTCTATCTTCGACCGCCTTATCAATATAAGGAGAGGTACCATCTAACACCGAATCTAAATCAAAACCTCTTCGTTTATTATATAGATATAATTCTTTTTCATCCATTTCATTTAAATATCTTTGCTCTCTTGCACGATCTGTTTCAAAAGGAACATTTTTTGTAAATGGATTAATAATATCAGCTGCAAATTTTAAAGGTTGTGTATAACTTTGTGTATCAAATATTGGTTTTAATACATCACCAATTGGTCCACCTTCTGGATCAAGTTTTCTTTTTCTTTCATCATAAACTTTAACTAATTCATCTTTAGTTTTTTTTCTAAAAACATTATCTAAATAATTAAACCCTGTATTGTAGCTTTCATTTTTACTTAAATCAAAACCCATTTTATCTAAACTGTTAATATATTTTTGTGATTCATCTGCAATTTGTTTATTAACCTCAGGTAAATCCATTTCTGCTCCCATGGATACGTCAGAAGACATTTCACTGTAGTCATCTTTAGCAACATCAAATTGTTTTTCTATTGCTAATTGTTTATTATCTAATCTATTTAAATTTATTGTGCTTTGTAAAAGATTTAATTGATTTTCATCAAATCCTTGTTCTTTTGCTTTAGCCATTATATTTTTTTCTGTTCTATCAAAATTATAAAATATAAACGCTTTATCTAAAGCTTCATCTAAAGGAATACCTTTATCTACACTATTTGCTGAATCAAGACCTACATAAAAAATTTCACCACCAATAAAACTTAAAGGATTTACAGCATTCAACCCTGCTCTTGCAACATTTTTTGCAATACCTACCGCTTTAGATGATTTAAAAAATTTACCTATTTCAGCATCTGCTGTTAATCTTTTTAAAAACCCTTCTGGGTCTTTTGTTGCTGCTGGACATACATCGGTTCCATTTTTAAAACCTATTCTACCGCCTGAAGCTTTACCACCACAATAAGCTTTTATTTTTTTACCAAAACCACCTATCTCTGCAGTTTTAATTGCAGCATCTGTAATAGATTTTTGTTTATTGTTTCTTACAATTTGTAAAATGTTTTTTTGTTTTTTAGGGTCATTAACAAATTCAGTTATAGTAGTAGCACCTTTTGGCATTTTAATTGTATAACCTGCACGTTCGGCAGCTTTGACAATATCTAAACCTTGTGCATTTAATTCTTTTAATCTTGCAGGTGAAAAATATTTAGTGGCATCAGGGTCTCTTAATCTTGGTAACTCTACTCCATAAGTTTTTTCTAAATTTTTAGCCATTTTATTTATTTTTTTAGATTCTACAGATAGTTTTGTTGGATCTTTTTCTATTGCTGCTCTTGCAGTTGAAAGTTTACTTTGAAAACCGGCCATTGCTTTTGTATTTATATTTCCTTCCATTACATCAACAAATTGAGAAAACTCGGCTGCTTTAGATTTTGCACTTCCTGTGACTCCGGCTATTTCATTAATGTTAAATCCAAATGCGTTTTTACCCATTTTAGGATCATATACTGGAATTTTATTGTCTTTTAAAATTTGTTTGGCTTGATTTTTAAAATTTTCAAACGTGCCTTGTTTATTTCCTAATTTAGCATCAATTGTCTGTAATTGAATTTGATATAGACCATCTCTGTACGGATTTCCAAAACCAGATTTTTCTAAAGTTTTAAACAATCGATTAGAAGTTACTTTGTTTCTTTTTAAATCTTTTAGTTG